AATCCTATTCCTTTTCCTATACCCATAAAGCTTTCACCTAAAGTGGCAAATGCGGCTTTCGTATACGTGATGACTATATCAGAAGCAGTAGCAATAGCCTTGCCAACAGCATTAATTTGTGGAGCAAAATTCTTTATGATAATTTTTTCAGCATTATCAAAAAAATCAGTAAATTTTTTCGTTTCAAATTTTTCATCCAATTTTTTAGCCCATTGTCTTAAAATGGGCTCCTCAGAATTTGCATCTAGTCCCATAAATTCATAAATTTTATTTTTAATTGCTCTAAAATCAATGTTTTTAGACATTTCTTTTATAACGTAACTGCCCGCCAATAATGCAACTATGCCCAATATTGGAGAAACTCTAGCTATTATGCCGAGAGTACCAGTTATGAGACTGCCACCAAATGAAGCAATACTACCAATAATGCTACTTAAAGTGCCAAGTATTGATGTTCCTTCTTTTTTCTGGGTAGGCTTTGTGCCACTTTCTTTTTTTCTGCCTAGAGAGTCGATTGCTTGATTTCTTGTCTTAACGTCATACCATAAAGCATCTTGCGATTGTGCTGCTTGGCCAGCGGCTAGTCTTGTTAGTGTTGCTATGTTTTGGCGAGTGATGTTCATATCTCTCGCCATCATGTTCATGTTAAAAGTATTTTTGGCAACTACGCGAAGAAGCGCCTCTTGTCTCTCACTTGAAGATAATAAATCATTTGTTGCGGCCGTTTGTGCTGCAACTTGAGAATTACTCACTGCACCCGTATTGCCAGTAGAAAGAGGAGAATAGCCGCGACCAAATATTTTTTGGCCGGTTGCGGATAACATTCCTTTACCACCAAAGAAAATGTTTCTGACATTCATTCTTTCTTTTGCACTTTTAAGAACGGCAGAACCCATTGAACTAAGAACACCTTTGTTTTTCAGTTCTTGTTTATATACGGTTGAGAATCTAGTTGCCATTTATTTTTTTCTTCTTGCTAAATTTTGTTGTTTTATTTTTTCATTTTCTTCTTCAATATATTGCATCAACATACTCACGTAAACATTTCTTTCCCAAGGCATCATTTCGTTTAAATCACGTAAACTATATTTGTGGTGTTGCATCAACGCAAAATTAGTTTGGAAATGATTGCTTAAATTATCATAACGAATGGTTAGGCGAAAAAACTTTGGATTCCTTCAACTTCAATGTTGTCAGAATAACCACATTTTCCACATTTAAAATCAAGTTTTTTAGTTAACTTAGGAATATTTTCAAAAAATTGTTGTATTTTGCCAAACTGTTCTCTAGTTAAACTATCAATAAATTCAATTAGTTCTTCTTTTGGTGTATCTTTCGCATAGTAAATGCTCTCATCATCGTAAATATAATCTATTGAACCTAAAATAGTTTCAACAACCACATTCGTTGGATTGATTTGTTCAATAGAAGTCATCTTTTCAATACTACCAAAAGTTGGATATTTCAAAACAATTCCTAATTTAGGTGTTAATTCAAGCTTGTTTGTTTCTTTATCATTTAACTCAGGCTCAACTTCAAGTGCGTTAAAACTCAACTTTACAAGAGAATTACACTTTCTCTTTTCACCACCCTCATCAATTTCATTATTGCATTGATATTGCAAATCAACAGTTTCACCCACAGACCTCGCTCTCAAGTGTAAAAACAAATACTCAAAGTCTAAGATGGGTAAATCATCAACGTCTATTTTAGTGACTAAACAATTGGTTAGAATTTGTTTAATCGCCAGAATAACACCAGTTTCATCTTTTGATTCTGCGGCCATCAAAAGAATTTTTTCTTCTTTTACTAGAAAAGGTCTAAACTTTACTTTCTTCTTCAATAATGGCAAAGTAATTTCGTATAAAGGCACATCAATTTTAGGTAACATAAAATCTCCAAATTAAAAAATACTGAATGGGTTTCTCAATGCATCTCTTGCTGCTGCGGCAGTACCCCTTATCTGCCCACTTAAAACGTCTTTTATAGGAACTCCAGCAACTGAGCCACCCAATAGCGCATTTGTTGCTGCGGCTAAATCATAGCCTCCTTCATAAATTGTTCTAAATCTCTTGTACGAAAATTGAACAGTCACTCTATGAAATCCATCATCACCCCAACTTAAAGGTTGTGCTGAAATTGTTTTTGGAAAAGCATCAATCAATTCGACAGCATAAATTTGTTTAATGAAATCATCATATTGAACAATTTTTATGTTTGTCAGATATGTGTCGAAAGTCGTCGCTCCAATACCAGATTTTGCAAAACGCACATTGTTTGTGTCTGGTGCTATGATTGACTCCATCCATGAATCGAAAAGTTTTCTTTCATAGAATTCATTTGTACAAAGAAATGTGAATGAGGTTTCAGTGTAAACTGTCTGATACGGAATTTCATATGTTAAATTATATACTTGTATTGGTTCAGTATTTAATGATTTTCCGGGGAGTTCGGCATTTTCACACTGCAATGCTAGATATCTTGTAATTGAAGGATTTGAAGATACATCATTTCTATCAGTTCCGATAACTCTTGTTGTTACATCACTGAAAATTGAATTCGGTAAATTAATCAGTCTTTCCAAAAATCCAGTTTTTAGAATCTTTGAAACGCCTGACGGTATCGGCAAAATAACTTGAAAGCGGTTAGGTCTTGCTAGACCATCTTTCGCCTTAATGTTTGATAAAAATAGTTGTGGTAAAAATGACATTAAAATTTCTTCCTTGAGTCTGCCCAGACTTTGCTTGTAGATGCTTTTTCAAATTGTTCTACTGGTAACAATGCAGCAATATCCCATTCATCAGCAAATATTTCAACGAATCTTGATTCTACATGGCCAGCCAAATATCTTTTAATGCAAGGTGTCGCTTCAAAAGCGGTAGCAAAAGCTGACAAGGTTTGATAACTTAGCTTCAGTCTTGTTTGCATGTCATAGTTCTTATTGCTTGCAAACTGCGACAATTTGTCTAGTAGTATGATGCGATGTTTTGGATGAATATAGTGTAAGTTTAGACCCAAAAAACCATCTTTGTATTTTTGAATTGGAATTACCAATGGAAATCTGTCGTAATATGGCAATTTGTCTTTTGTTTTTGGGTCGTAATAAAAGAAATACATGTGACCAATGAAGTTTGAATTGGTCATTCTTTCTCTATCCTGCATCAACTTTTGTGGTGTTGGTTTTAGTTCTGTGACTTTCGAACGCAACCATGCGCGAGCCTGTGTGCTGCGAGCCTCGAAACCAGTTTTTGCTAACTGGCTGTTTATTCTGTCCATTAGATATGCCATAACTCTATTTATTTGCCTTTTAGGACGATACAATTACCTTGTTTTAATTCTGGTTTCTGTATAAGTATTGGTGTTCCCATTAAAGAGTTAAACCGAGGTCCTTCTCCGTAAGTATCTGAAACTTCCAACCGTGAGTATGACAGAACTCATCTGCTGCTTTCCACTTCATCTGGTTGATAGCGTAAGTTGCTGCTTCCTGTAGAAACTTCTGAGTCTTTCTTTTACCCTGAACAGGTTTCCTTGTTTGAGCTTCGGGTTTAACCTCAATCACATGAGTCATGACGGTTCCATCGGTCCTCTTGACCTTAATAATAAAGTCTGGAAAGTATCTATGTACACGACTATCTAGTGGGTGTACGTATGGTATCGCAAGTTCTTCTGAGGACCACCACACGATGTTTGGATGGTCATCAAAATAATTCATACATCGTAGTTCCCAGGAGGAACGGAAAATGATGTTATCCGGGTTGCCGTTGTACTTAGCCGGGTTTTTAGGGGTAAATTTACCCTTGTAGGAATTCTTGCCGTATGTCATATAAATATGTAGTCAACCTTCAGGAAAATCATGGCACTATTCAATTTAACAGATATTAAGTTTCAAGCTTCTCAGCCATACAGAGGAGCTAACTTTATCTCTAGCAATACGCTTACCGCCAATACGTTAAGATATCCTATTGATTTAGGAAATACGGACAAAGCGCACTATATGATTATTCATATAAATGCTCAAGAAAAAACAAGTTTCCCAGTAAAATTCGCAGACGACCCATTATCGACAATTCAGAGAAATAGACAAGCGTTGAAGCAATCAGTTGGCACTGTTAATTTGGGAGGTGTTGCTGATTTAACTAAAAACAACTTGCAAAAAATTGGTTCTGCTGGATTGGATTTTATTAGAACTAATACTCCCGCTTCGGTTCAAGAAACTTACAACAAAGGTTTGCAAGCAGTTTCTGATGTTCTTCTAGATAAAATTAATTCACCAGAAATACAAATTTTCGGAGCCACTGGGGGTGAGGTATTTAATAAAATAAACGAGGGCGTAACCGGTGCAAGAAAATCGGCTGAAGAAGCAGTTGGAAGATTAAATGATGTAAATTTCTTAAGAACAACCAAAAGAACTGTCGAATCTATTGCACTGTATATGCCAGGAACAATGGCATACACTAATACACAAAATTACAATCAGCTTCAAATGGGTGGCGAACCGGCAGCATTTTATGGTGCAGGTTTATCAATGATAAATGATGCTGTGAATGGAAAAATAAACGCAGAACAACTCGGTAAAAATCTGACGCCTTTCATTGCGGAAAAAATAAAAAACTTAGTTTCTCCACTTATTGGTCAAAATGGTGCATCTGCAATATTTGCTACTGCTTTTGGTGTCGTACAAAATCCACAATTGGAATTGGTTTATACTTCACCTGCTCTTAGAAATTTTAGATTCGACTTTATGTTTTATCCTTCAAGTCCCGGTGAAGCTGAAGAAGTTAATAACATAATACAACGTTTGAAATTTCATCAAGCACCAGAAATACTACCTGGTAGTGTAGGTTACTTTTTAGTTCCTCCGTCAGAATTTGATATTGAGTTTCACTATAATGGACAAATAAATCCGAACATACCTCCAATCTCAACTTGTGTTTTGACTTCAATAGATATGGACTTTGCACCTAAGGGTTGGGTTGCTTATGAAGTCGGGGCAGAAACTACTCCGTCATGGGGAAAAACTGGTATGCCATTTGCTATAAGACTTTCTCTAAGCTTCCAAGAAACCGAAGTTATGACGAAGTTTAATTATTCAAGCAAAAATTCTTATGGTGCGCCTAAAGGAACTTCTGGTCCACAAAGTTTTGAAGATGCTCGCCGCGCTGGAGCCTAATTAAATGGCAAAATATTTCATCAATTTTCCGAAAACAATTTACAGTCAAAAAGATTCCAAATCGGTTGAAACTGTAACTAATTTAACCACAACTTTTTCTTTTGATGAGAACATAACGGAAAATTCTGTTCTATATTATCAGTACGATGTTTCTGACGGTGAAACACCAGAAATTGTTGCACACAAAATATATGGTTCATCAGAATCTCACTGGATTATTTTGAAGATGAATGGCATCATTGACGTTAAAACGGATTGGCCATTAGACCAAAGAAGCTTATCTGTTGCGATTGATAAGAAATATGCAAACAACGGAATTTTAACGAGTCAAACCGGTTATCAATGGGCATTTAATAATACACACTCTTACTATAAAATTGAGACAAGAACAATTGTATCTTCTGGTGATAAAATAGTTGACGTAATTCAAGTTGATGCAAATACTTTTGCTAACATAACAACATCATCTGTTCAGTATACGCTGCCCGATAATAACATTGTGAAAATTGATACGACAAGAAATGCAAAAACGTATTATCAATACGAAGTGGAAGAAAACGATAAAAAGAGAAGTATTAAGGTTATAAAACCTGAACTGGTGACAACTATAACTAATGAGTTTCTTGAGGTAATAAATGTCTGATGGTAAAATAATATCCACTTCTCAATTTAAGGTAAAAAAATTAGCAATTGTTACTAAGTTGGGACCTGTAGATGTTTCTTCAATTTTTGAAGAACTGAATATTTTCGATAGTATTTTCACTCCATGTATTACTGGTAATATTGTAATAAGAGATTCAAATGGTTTGACGAATAAATTTTCTTTTGATGGTTCAGAAGTTTTAATTGTTGAAATGGGCAAAACTGATAGTGATGCAACTTTCAGAAAATCTTTTAGGATTTATAAACAGACCGAAAGACAATCAATCAATTTAACTTCAGAGGCATACATTTTGCATTTTGTTTCTGAAGAATTTATTATCTCTCAACAATCTAAAATATCACAATCTTTTAGAGACACCTATTCCAATGTTGTCAAAAAAATATTTTCAGACAATTTGGGTATCAGAGATAATATGATATGCTATATGGAAGAATCTGAAGGTATAAGAAAAATATTAATACCGAATATGAAGCCTTTTGATGCCATTAAATTTTGTGCAACAAGAGCTTTAAACAAAAAACAGTCTCCCACATTTTTGTTTTTTGAAAATAAAGTTGGTTATAATTTTGTGACTCTTTCGAGTTTGCTTGCTGATTCACCATCACATTATATTAATTTTAATATCAAAAATTTCGGTCAGAATTCAAATGAATTGATGGGTGCGATTAAGTATGAGGTCATATCTCAATTCGATTTGAATAAAAATATTACTTCAGGACTTTACGCTTTCACTTTTATGGGGTTTGATTACATTACTAAGAATTTTGCTGTCAAAGCAATTAATTATGACTCACTTTATGGTACAAGTGAACATGCAAATAAAACACCAAATATTGGAATCGTAACTAATAAATTTGGTTTGAAAAATACTGAAATGTATGACTCTAGAGTTGTTTTTTCTCCTATGAATGCATTCTACTCAGATAGTTCATACATTAAAGAAAATGACCCCGAATCTATCGATATTCAAGATGACCCCTACAATTATAGAGTTCAGAGAGAAGCATCTATAAGAAGTATTTTAAATCAGAGAGTTAAAGTTTTGATGCCTGGCAATTTTGATTTAACCTCTGGTTTAACAGCAGATTTGCAAATTCCAGTAAGAGGTCAGAACACCATAGGAAATAATGACACAGACTATTCTTTGAGTGGCAAATATATAATTACTGCATCAAGACAAATGATTACTTATCAGAAGCACGAAACGATTATTGAATTGGGCACAGATTCGAATAACAGAAAAAATGTTTATCAAAGTTCAGAATTACAAAATAGTTTAATGGATTCTTATGCTTAAAGAAGAAAGAGATATACTTTGGAGAGATATACTTTGGGGTTATGTTGTTGATGCAACTTTAGACCCTTTGAAATTGGGTCGGGTTAAAGTCAGAGTTCCTTTTAAATACTCATCATCTATACCAATAGATGATTTGCCGTGGGCTTCTGTTGCTGATAATGTTGGCAAACTTTCAGTTAGAGATACTGTCATGGTGTTTTTTGCTGATGGAAGCCAAACTGCACAATACCCTGTTGTTATTTCAAAAATTCCTGGTCTAAGACAAGGCATATTAACAAGCACAATACCTCTTGCTGAAGAATACTATAGATTAACTCCAGCGCAACAAAAAACACTTGAATCTTTTCCTAGACCTGCTGTAAATTATTATCAAACAGGTTATCCAGAAAGACCTCTACTTTCACAGGGAATTGTAGACGGAACTGCTTTAGGTAACGCGAATAATAATAGGGCTCACGTTTGCGACATTCGACAAGCAATGAAAAAAGAGGCCGCACTTGCGAGAATTAAATTTAGTGGAATTGTTACGAAAATTCGTAATGCTATTAGAGCAGTTTTAAAAAAACTGGGACTTTTACCTGATAGTGAATCTTCAAAATTTCTTGCATTAGCTACAGCAATAATACGAACAATTAGATTCATTCAAGAAGGAATAGATTTCATACGAGATGTTTCACAAGCTTTAATAGACTATGTGAGATATGTTCGTGCAATGATTGACTGGATTACGAATCTACCTAAAAAATTGGCAGCTTTTCTTGCTCAATGTTTGACAGAATTTTTGAGTGCATTGGCCGGAACTGTATCGGATATTTTTAGTGCGAGTGGTGTTCCTGGAGATAAATCAATAAGTGATTCGATAAATGCTATTCAAGGTATCGCGCTGGCAGGAAAAGAACTTTTCCAATCAGCAACAGAACTCGCTCAAGTTCCAGCACAGTTGGTTACCGCGATTACAACTCCAGCTTCACAAGATGATGTGAATAAAGTAAGTAATGATGTTAATAATTTTGTTTCTCTTTTTTCATCACAAACAGAGAACACTAGTAATAAGAAAATGCCTTAATTATGTCTGAAAATATACCATCAAAACCAATTGAAGATTCTGGCTGGACAGAACCAGAATCAGAAGCTAGTGTAGAAAATCCTCCTGTTTATCCTTTCAACAATGTAATGGCTACAGAATCTGGACATACTTTTGAAATGGATGACACCAGAGGTAGAGAAAGAATACGACTTCAGCATGGCGGCGCAAAAACTGGAGGAATAGGTTCGTTTTTTGAAATGCAATCCACTGGAGACAAAATAGAAAAAATTGTTGGTACAAATTATGAAATTATTGCAAAAGACAATAATGTATTGATTAAAGGCATATGTAATGTTACAATAGAAGGTGATTCAATTGTGCATGTCAAAGGCGACAAATATGAAAGAATAGATGGTGATTTAACGCAAGAAATTAAAGGAAAATACACTCAAACGATAGCCAAAAAAGCTTCTATTACTTGTGATAATAGTATGTATCTTGGTATCGGCGGCGCAACTCAAGGCATTTTAAGTATATCAACTGGTGATTTTGTTTATATTGATAGTAACCTTGCCGTGGGTGGAGAAATAACTGGTGATTTAATTACATCGGCTGGAAAAGTTAACGCCGGAACTGGTGTTACTGCCGGTCCTTTGGGTTTTGCTACTTTGTTAGGCGGCGTTTCGGCTGGACTTCCAGTTGCAATACCTGGTAAAATTGCGGCATCATTTTCTGTAAATGCTCCTTTAATTCAAGGTATTGTTGTTAGAGATATATTGGGAAGCATGGCTATGATGAGATTAACTTATAATTTTCATAAACATCCTGCACCCAAAGGAATTACTGGTTTACCTATTAAACCAATGTTATAATGGAGAAATTGAATGTCTAGTATTTTTGGAAGATTAAATTTTAATTTTGATGATTCTAAGTTTGGAAGCTCACTATATTTGCCTGATGAAACAAAAGAATATTTGAACACTGCACCGACAGAATTACAAACGTGGCAGATAAATGATATTGCAAATGGCAACATTCAGATGACTGACTACTATCAAAATCCGGTTATTAATGTTACCAATCAGCTAAAAAATAATGTCATAACTCTACAATCTGTAATATCAACAATTGAGTTTTATGATTATGTGGTGGATTCAGCTAATTTGATTTCTGGGTTAGCTAACTTAGTAATTCAAATTGAAGAATTTAAGAAGCATACAGATAATGTATGTGGAGCAAATTCTGCTTTTTCCACCACAAATGAAAGCGGAACTGACGCAGCAAACTATCCTGATTATGACCTTGCTGTTAATCTGGGACAACAACTTTTACTTTTAACTAATACATCGGATGGTGTTCAAAATGCAACTCCTCTTTTAGGTAGTATGACAAGTTTATTTGTTGGTGACGATATTAGTTCAAATTCTACTACTTTACAAAATGACCGTTTCACAGTGAACAATAGCTTGAGACTTGTTACCGTAGGAGATTCGTCAAATATTTACTGTAATCTAACATCAACCCAAATGAATACTCTAATAAGTCATGTTACAACCGCCAATACTCTTTTGGGTGGCAGGAGAGAACATGATTGGAACTTTTTCAGAACTGGTTTACAAGTAATGGACGACTATTATAAAGTTGATAAGTTAACGAGATTAGGTAACACACAAACATACCTTGTGACGAATTTAATTGGAACCGACAAATATAAAAATAATATATCGGCAAACACATAATAAATAGACCATGGCCACAATAGTTTCAAAAGTCACTAGAAAATATAAAGACTTGGATTTGTCTTTTAATATGCATCCTGTAAAGAAGGATGTAAATAAACATATCGATGAAATGGCCGTTATTAATTCTGTAAAAAATCTTATTTCCACTTCTCGATATGAAAGACCATTTCAACCATTAATAGGTTCAGGAGTTCGTGCCCTACTTTTTGAACAAATGGATGCCATTACGGCTACAGTGTTACAGAGGGAAATTAAACAGACGCTGGAAAATTTTGAACCTAGAGTTGTTATCCGAGAAATTTCTGTGTCTCCGGATTTTGAAAGAAATGCATTCAGTGTTGGTATGACATTTTTTATAATTAATAAAACAGAACCAATAACAATACAATTTTACTTACAACGAGACAGATAAAGATGGCTGACCGTTTAACTGTTACTGAGTTAGATTTCGACTCAATAAAAACAAATCTAAAAGAATATCTCAGACAACAAACAGAATTTCAAGACTATGATTTTGAAGGTTCTGGTTTGAGTGTCTTGTTGGATATTCTCGCATATAATACACATTATAATGCATATTATCTTAACATGGTGGCCAATGAATCTTTCATGGATTCATCTGTTCTCAGAAATTCTGTTGTTTCTCATGCAAAAAAAGTTGGTTATACTCCTCGCTCCGCTTCTACACCTAGAGCAGTTGTTAACGTTACTGTACAAACAAATAATTCAACCCCAGGTTCTTTGACAATACCTAAGGGTTATTCATTTTTATCCTCACAAATAGAAGGCAATCCTTATAGATTTGTTACATTAGGGGCGCACACAACAACAAAAACAGGAAATAATTTTGTTTTCACGAATATTCCGATATATGAAGGACAATTTGCAACTTATTCTTATACGAACAGTTATATTAATAATCCAAATCAATTGTTTACTATTCCTGATGCCAATGTAGACACCAATACTTTAAAAATTAGTGTTCAACAATCATCATCAAATAGCCAAATTATAGTTTACAACAAGGCCACAGAAGTCCTAAATCTTTCTTCAAGTTCTACAGTTTATTATTTGCAAGAAGGTAAAAATGGAAGATATGATGTTTATTTTGGTGATAATATAATCAGCAAAAAAATACCTGATGGTGGAATAGTTAATATGGAATATTTGATAACTAATGCAGAAGTTGCAAATAGAGCAAATAATTTTATATCGACTTCTGCTATTGGAGGTTTTTCTACAATAACAATTGATTCTATTTCACCAGCTTCCGGTGGTACGCCAAGAGAAAGTGTTGACGCAATTAAATTTGCTGCACCTCTGAGTTTATTGTCGCAGAATCGTGCTGTCACTAAAAATGATTATATAAAATTAATACAACAAAAATATCCTGCATTCGAAGCAGTCAACGTTTGGGGTGGTGAAGAAAATGACCCACCCATTTACGGCAAAGTTTTCGTTTCTGCAAAACCAAAGTTAGGCTTTGAAGTAACAGATACCGAAAAAGAATTTGTTAAGAACTCCATTTTGAAACCCATGAGTATTTTAACAGTTACACCCGAAATAGTTGATATAGATTACAACTATTTGAAAGTAAACTCTACCGTGTTCTATGAAAGAAATAAGTCAAATCTTTCAGACTCAGAATTAAAAGCAGGTTTAAAAACAGTTATTGAGAATTATTGTGCGACAAATTTAAATAAATTCAATTCATATTTTAAATATTCCGGTTTGAAAGCAACAGTCGATAATTATAATTCAGCTATTGTTTCAAATGAAATTGAATTATTTGTGGCTAAAAAGTTTAGACCAGCTTTAAATCAATCAGATAGTTATATTTTGGATTTTGGTTTCGAGTTGAATCGCGGAACAACGAGCGATAATTTTTACTCATCACCAGACTTTACAGTTATTGATGAGGAAGGTGTTTCTCGAAAATGTTTCTTTGAAGAAATCCCTTCTTCATTTACTGGTTTAGAATCAGTAACAATTACAAATCCCGGCTTTGGTTATACTTCAACACCTACTGTTACGATTGTAGGAGATGGCGCTGGTGCGACAGCAAGAGCAGTTATCGTCAATGGAAAATTATCTAAGGTTGAAGTATTGACGCCTGGAGTTGGTTATACCACGGCAGCAATTCAAATTACTGGTGGTGGAG